AACTCATATATGCCCATGTCATATACGCCGAATTGCTGTTGAGGTCAAAAGATAAGCCTCGTTTGTTGTCATCGTGTAAATATGAGCTTGTACCAACCGAGCCGACTTCATTATCATGGTAATAAAAGTCTTGTCCATACTGATTGATTGACATCAGCTTTTTATCTGATGTGTTATAAATATTAAGCTGTGCATTTTCAAACTTTATGTACTCGGATATGTTGTTCCAAGCAATTCGCACATCTTCTGCCGATTGCTGTAAAAGCGTACTCCAACGATTTGTGCCAACCACTTTATTGACTTCGAGAAAAAGTCCCTCTGCGGTCTGAGTAAACAATGATTCATTAACAGAGCTTGCCCAAGATTCAGAAACATGGAGAACAGTTGTGTCTAAATCTTGCTTGATTTCATTTACTTTAGTTCTATCGTGTAGCTGCTGAGCATTAAGCTCTGTAATGCGATTATTTATCGTTGTTAATTTGCCTGTGATTTTTGCAGGAATAGATGAAAGAGTAACAGTATTTAAAATAGGCTTTGCAGGGTATTCTTTGATTTCAACAATGCGATAGTTTTGTTTTTTCTTGCGGTTTCGGTCAATCAGAGTGACTACATCATACAAGCTATACGAAAGAATATCTTTGTAAATATCCGGCTGTGCCTTTGCAAGGTCAATAACCTTGCAGGTATATGATTGCTCCGGCTGTGCCATATTTGCAAGTTTAACAACTGCGTCATCATAAAGTGCCTGAGCATTAGTATAACGCTCATCACGCCATACATAACTAATAATCTTATCTGTATATGAATGATTTTCGATATAATCGCAGTTGTTATTAACGCTTGAAATAGATAAACCGTCTTTGCCGTATGCGTATAATCTTGTAACCAAGTTTGATGAGCTGCCTTTGAAGTTTAAGTCCGTAAGATTTAACTCATCTGTAAAATATACTCCTTTTTGCTTTGTGATGTTCTCAGGCTTTATAAGAGTAATTTGCTTTTTCTTTGTATTAAACTCATATACATTGCCGTAGCTTGTAGAATTAGTGCATTGATTTAAAATATCAAGCACAGTTACATCAGTAAGTTCAAAGCTGCAACGCTTGCTTACTGATGTATCGTTTTTAACCGTCCAGTCTGTATTAGAAAGGATTTCAGTACAGACATTATGAAAACTCTCGGTAGTCTTATTAAAATTTGTAAACATATCAGCACGAAGGTCGTCAAGATTTAACTCACAAACAATTGTAGATACAGTCTTGCGTTCGTTGATACTTTTAATCAGATAGCGTTGATTTTCGTATTCGACTTCGCCATCAAGAGTAAGATATTTATAAATGCTGTGCTTTGGAGATATATCGAATTGCAAGCTCAGCATACCGCCGTATGATTTTGTTACGCAAAAGGTACTATCAATATCTGTAAATAGCTTTACTTCATTGTTGTAAAAGATTTTTAATACCATTTGAACACCCCTTAAATCACACAAAAACAGGTGTATAAACAACCTGAATTTTTGCTTGAGAGTTACTGCAAGTGATTATATTTTCACCCGGATACAAAATAGGGAACTCAAATAATGTACTGTCAAGGTACTTATTAACTCCGCCAAGCGTAATTAAACAAAGTTCTCCGTCAATTACTAAAGGAGTGTTTGCAGCAATATTAATAACAGCAATTCCGCATACTGTAATTAACGAGCTTTGCTCGGGCAATGTAACTACAAGTTTATATTTGCAAGGAGTGGTTGATTTACAGTAAATTTTACCGTTCGGAGCAACATCAGCAGTTACAGTTGGTTTATGTCTTATTGCATTAAATGTATAAGTTACATCGTGTTCTCCGCTGCTGTCAAATGTAGCAGCGGAGATTGAAGTAACAATTGAAGTGTATATGTATCCGTCCGGCAAAGCTATTTCAACTGTTTTACCGATTAGTTCTGCCTCAAACCTTGCAATATTATCGGTCGCCGCTGCGTATCTGTCCGTAATCTCTGTTCCTTTTGCAGAACAACCGTCCAAGTGAGGAGAGAAAGTAAGAGTAACAGTCAGAGTTCTCGTTCCGTATTCGGTAGAATACAGTGCAGGCATTTTGACAAGATTAGCATTAGCTGAAACATTATTTGTAAGCGTCGTACCGCTTACAGAATAGCTAAGCAGTCTTGCACTGTAATTAGAAATATCAATGTTATTAACTGTCATTTCTGTCATAAACCATTACCCTCCCAAGCTAATTCTTCTGACATATACTGAGCAGTCGCAACGGCGAATTCTCTGCCGTCAACCTCAAGATGATTTACTATGTTGCCTTGTAGCACTACTTTTTGTTTATCAGCATTTTGCATATCGACCGTATGCACCACATTAGCTGTAAGCTGTTCTGCTACAAAGCTTTTACCTTCTGCTACGGCAGCACGCATTTTCGATACCAAGCCGTCAGCTGATACCCCCGCCTGCAAACGGTCTGTAAATGTAGATGCAACCTCATCGGCTTGCTTATACAGCTTCGGCGCTTCGTCTTTAAGTCCGTTTTCGCCGCCCTGCATTGCATAACTGAAAATCTTTTTGAATTCTTTGGAAGGAGAATGTATATCCCACTTCTTTCGGAAAATTGAAAGAATGTTATCAGGAACAGATGTTGCATTGGCATATAATTCAGGTGCTCTTTCCTTGATTTTATCAATCATTCCCTGCATTGACTCATTCATATTTTCCTGACATTCAGGAGGTAAACGATCGTAATCGGCTATTATGCCGTCAACTAATCTTTTATCTTCATTTGAGATTTTACCACCGTAAAGCTCGGTCTGGGATAACATTCCCATCCAGGTTGATAACTGGTCTTGTTGGTTCTTGTCAAATGATTTTGTGAATTCGTCATTTAAAGCAGCTAATTTTTTATTATGTTGATTTTTTTCATTAGTTATTAACTGATCGTATTTCTGCTCAATAAGCCAAGTATCGCAACCGCCTGAATCATATTCTTTTTTAATTTCAGCCTGCTTAGCTTGCTCAAGTGCTACAAGGTTGTCGTTACTTCTTTTGTTTTCTCTTGCAATATCTTCATTATACTTTTTTTGATTTTCGGAATAAGTTTTTAAACCATCAGCTCTATCTTTATAGCCATCTTGTAAAATCTTAAGAGTTTCGGAACAAAGTGTATTAGCTTCGGCAACTGCAGCATCATAGTCTTTGTTGGCAGCTTCTCGCTGTTGGTTATACCATTCATCTGTATATTGCTCATCAGTACCAATTAAAGCTCTTTTTTCTGCAAGCCAATTGATTTTTTGTTGTTCAGCCGCTTTAACAGTGTCATCTCTCGTTTGTTCTGCTGTTGCGGTATATTCACTTGAGTAAGCCTCATATTCTTCAAGTGATAAATCGTGATTTTCGGCTAAATCTTTAGCCATATCCTTAACAACGCCCTGATAAGCTTCCTGAACCTTTAGCTGTTCATCTGCAAGCTCCTTTTGCTTTGCGAATAAATCATCAAGTCTTTGAATTTCTTCCTCAGTCAGACTTGTTCGTTCTTCTTTGGCGTGTCGAGCTATTTCCGTAATTTCAGTCTGTACTTCATCCATCTTCTGGGTTAATTCGGATTGCCTTTCATTAGAAATGATAATTGCATCATTAAATCCTTCGAGTGCATCTCCGGACTGCGAAAGGCTGTTAATATAATTTGTTGCACCATCAGCAACATTAGCATAAGCTTCAGCTATTCCTTCATACGATTCTGCAAGAAGTTGCTCAGATGATGTTTCTTGCTCAACACATAAATTCAAAGCTGCTATTCCTGCTGCAAGAGCGGCTACAGCAGTAATTACTATGCCTATTGGATTTAAGTTCATAGCTAAATTCCACGCATACTGAGCCGCAGTAGCAAGAGTTATTTCACCAGTCAATGCTCCAACTGCTATTTGCTTTAAGGTTATAGTATTTAGTGCAGCTGCCTCAGCAAGACTTTCTGCGGTTACCGCTGCTGTATGGGTAGTAATTAACGCTGTAACTGTTGATATTATAGAATATGATTTGAATGCTGCATACACGGAGGTTATCACACCTAACAGCACCTCTGAATTATCAGCAAGAAAATCAACTGCTTTAGACAAAGGTGGCAAAACAACCTTTGCTACATTTGTAAAAGCCTTTCCAAGGTTGACAACAATGTTTTTCACGCTGTCAATAGCCTTTTTAAGACCGCCGTTTTCAAATGACTTTTTAATAGTGTTTACAGCCTCTTTAACCGGTGCTTGAAGTTCTTTTGGCAAAAGCTTATTAAGATTATCAACGAGTTCCGAAACAATAACCTTTGCGGCTTTGATTAAGTCAGGTGCGTGTTCGATAACGCTTGTTATTAAAGTTTGAATTATATCAACAGCAGACTTTGCAAGTTTATCTGCATTATTTGCTATACCATCAACAAAAGCCTGCAAAAAATCAACAGCGGCATTCAGCATTTCAGGTGCAGCCTCAGCCGCTTTTACTGCAAGCTCACCGAAAATAGCTCCTGCTTCTTCAATCATTTTTGAAAGACCGCCACTTTTAAATGCTTCTGTCAAACGATTTACATAATTTTGTGCTTCAACCGCTGCCTCTTGCAGAGGAGCTGACATACCCTCATAGATTTCAATGCCTAAGCCCTCAAGTCCTGATTTTAGAATAGTAATCTGACCTTGCAAATTATCCTGCATTGTATCAGCCATTGCTTGAGCCGCACCGTCAGCATTGTTAATATTTTTAGTCAGATTATCAAAGTCAGAGTCGCTTGCATTAATGATAGCAAGCATACCGCTCATTGCCTCTTTGCCGAACAGAGTGCTTGCGGCGGCTGCTTGCTCGGTTTCACTTAAGCCGCTGAATTTTTCCCTCAGCTGTTTCATTACATCTATGAGTGGCAGAGCGTTGCCCTCTGCATCTGAAATAGATATGCCGTACTGCGTCATAACATTAGACATTTCCTCTGTAGGAGAGGCAAGGTTAGAAAGAGCCGTTTTAAGACTTGTGCCTGCCATAGAGCCTTTGACACTTGCATTAGCCATAAGACCGAGGGCAAGTGAAACATCTTCGACTGAGTAACCCATTGTTCCAGCGAGAGGTGCTACATACTTAAAGCTCTCACCAAGCATAGATACATTAGTATTTGCAGAGCTTGAGGCTTTGGCAAGTACATCTGCAAAGTGTGTACTGTCTGATGCTTTAAGGTTAAATGCTGTAAGTGCGTCTGTAACAATATCCGAAGTTGTTGCTAAGTCCAAACCGTCAGCGGCGGCAAGGTTCATAATACCGTCAATACCGTTGAGCATTGATTCGGTATCCCAACCTGCCATAGCCATATACTGCAAACCAGCTGCCGATTCGGATGCGGAAAACTTTGTTTTTGCACCCATTTCTTTTGCCTTATCGGTCAGACTTTGTAAAGAATCACCTGTTGCACCGCTGATTGCAGATACTTTTGACATAGCAGCCTCAAAAGATGAGCCAACTGTTGCCGCTGCGGTTGCTCCTGCACCGAGTGCGGCTGTAATGCCTGCGAGCGTTGCTGTTACAGCAGATACGCCAGCTTGAGCAATTGATTTTATTTTATCAATACCGCTCTTAAAGCCGCTTGTATCTATTTTTGTATCAATTTTAATAGAGCCATCATATGCCAAATTACTCACCACCTTTAAGCGTTGAGGTCATCGGCACATAATGGCTCTACTTGACCCTATTTATTTTTGTTATCATTTATTACGATTTCAAACTGTTTCTTACAGTTTCGTCCCTTGCAGCATACAAAAATGCCCCTACACCTTGACGATTTGTCAAAGTATATGGGCATTTCATAACCGCAGTAAGGACATTTAATTTTTGATTTGCTTTTCATTATCTAAAGAATATACAAATTACTATTATGTTTTCTTGATCACTTTTTGTATACAAAATACTAAAGTTGTCATTTTTAAAATCAATATTTCCTTTGATATAGTCTGACATTATTATATTTTGTTCATCATCGGTAAAATTAAATGTATCTGACTTTAAAGCATTACTGAAAAAATCTAAACATATTTTTTCTTCATCTTCATTATTATATGTCATTAAAAAGTCGATTGTTTTGTATTGCCCACAGCCTAAATCAACACTTATATCTATATCTTGTTTAGGTTTAAGAAAATACAAATCATCACTATATTTTCCACTTAAAAGTGTTACATTATCAGTTGAAAATTCATTTTTAAGTTTTTCAATATATTTAGATATAGATGTGTCGCTTGATATTGAATCATTAGGCAAACTATTTGATTCAGACATGTAATAATTTGATTCAACATTGGACAGTTGAGTATCGGACAAATCATACTGAGTTTTTGCTGTCAATCCATTAATAGATGCATTAAAGTTATCATGGCTTTTATGATATGTGAATTCAAGTTCTGCATAACCAGTCGTTTCGCCAACAACTTTATATACATAAACTTTTTCATAGTAATCATCTGTTGAATTGTCTTTTTCTGAAATCTCTATAACTGTGCCTTCCTCAATGCTTCCGCCAAAAATTGATTCTGCTTCTGTTAAACTCATTCCTATTTCTAACTTTTTAAATTCCGAAAGACTTATACCTTTCGGATTTATTTCAACAGAATGTTTACCTCCACAAGCACAGAAAATAGTTGCCACTGATAAAGCAATAATTAATGCTAAAACCTTTTTCATAGTACCACCTCGTGAAATAATATAACTTTAACAATATTATATAAATTTCACAAAAGGTTGTCAATCGTTTCTCCGTTAATAAGTGCGTCCTCAATGCTTGAAATTTGTTTTTGCACTTTTTCCTTGAGAGGCAGCTTGTATTGCTTTTTCATTTTTTGATAAAACGATTTTTGAGCAGCTGTCATTTTAGAATTGATTTCTATTGACCTGTAACCCATTATTTTCACGAACTCTGTGCTGTCTGATAATGACAACATAAGAGCGTGGAACTTCCACCAATGGAGCTTTGTTTGTTCAAGGTCAATGTGATACTGTTCAAGAAATGCCGAAAATATATAACCGTCATCATAATCATAGTTGAAAATCTCTTTTTCTGATGTATGACTGCTTTTCTGTGGCTCTTTTCCGCAACGATAAAACCAAAGAATTTTATTTACCGTTTCTTCGTCAGCTCGTGGCGGAGGTTGTTTGTCACAGAAAATCAGATTTTTTATATCTGAAATAGTTTTATGAGCGTTTTCGCTTTCATCAGATAATAGTTTCTCAAACTCAATCCATACGCTAAAGTCAGTATGTATTTTATATTCTGCCCCTGCAATATGCAAACTGTCAGGCACAGAATTAATAAGCATATTCATCACTTAACAATCTTTGGACGGTTGTTGTAATGATTTTTGTGCTTATTTCTACGCTGCTGACGGTTGCCGAGTTTTGATTTATACTGTTCGCCGACTGCCTTGTCAAGCTTATTAACCGCAACAATAACGCCCTCATACGCATTAATGCAGGTTGTAAGATTTACCGATTCACCAAACACCTTTTTTGCAGTACCTTCACCGAAAACATCATCAAAGAACTCAAAAATAGCAGTGCACTGAATACGAATAAGCTCTGACCTGCGTTTACCGTTTGTGTCAAGCTGTTTCATTTTTGCACTTACAGTATCATTTGCTTTTTCGTAGCGTTCCATTTCAAGTGCATCTGCTACATCAATATCCTGTAATGTTACATTATTAATAATCATTATTTATACCTCCTTAAGCAGATTTAGCTGTAAATGTTTTAGTTGATGTATCAAAAGTACCCTCAACAGGGTCACCTTTGCCGAGGAAGTTTCCGCTGCAGCCCATTTCGCCGTCATCATTTGTAAAAGATGCAACCTCGACAGCAACATTAAGCTTGCGTGCGTGGTATGATGTACCGGTTGAACCTTCCTTCTGGTCAAGGTCAACGATAACATACTCGGTTTCTGCATCTTCGCCGACAAGCTGATTTTCGCCGATTTTGATGATAAAGTTAATAGCGTCCTGCTCACGAATCTGGTCAATATCAAAAGCAGTAGTCCAATCATATCCGCTGATTGACTTAGTTGCTGATTTATCGCATACATACTTACGGCTTTTAGTCTGAGCTGACGGGTTTTCATCAAGTGTTTTTGCACCGACACCCAAAAGTGCAAATGCTTTTGTTTTTCCGTCATTACTGCAATTAAGATAATTTGCCTGCATTCTTCTCTGTCTGATTACTTCACTCATTGTTTACCTCCAAATTTAGTATATTCAAGACGGCACTGTATTTGATACCTCGCTGTCTTTGTGTCATTGTTCATTACATAACCCGATGACTGCACCTTAATTGACTGAGCCGTACAGCCGTCAGGCAGCTTAGGTAATTTGCAGTTTATGTTCTGTTCTGCAATCCATTCCTCGAGTCTTTCGTAAAACTCAAGGTTTGCCATGTTTATGCCGTTTTCAGAGCTGTAACATTCTCTGCTGGCGAAGATAAAGAGATACTGACATTTAGCCGAACCGTCAATATAGCTTTTCACGACCGTTTTGCAAGGCACGGTTTCAATGCTGTACTGCTCTGCATCTTCGCCGAGATAGTCAACATTCAGCTCTGAATCAGCCTCAAGAATTTCACAGTCGCAAAACCACTTGAACAATGATTTAATAATTGATGTTTCCATTATTTACCTCCGCACTTTTCCTTTGCGGTTTTCAAAATGTCTTCCAAGTGGTCTGCTTTCATACGCTCGAACCAAAACTTACCTCGCAAACCGCCTTTTGAAGTACCTTCTTTGCCTTTGCCGGCATTCATATAGTAATTTGTATGAGCATAGACGGCATTGTAAACAACTTCGCCCTTGCCGATTTTCGTACCTGTGATACCGCTTTTTTTAAGATAACCTGTATCAAAAGGCACATAAGGGTCAGAACGGCGGAGGACTTCGCTGTCAACAATTTTTTGTACCTTGCCCTCAGCCTGCAAGCCTCGGTCTTTAAGCATTGTTTCGGTTGTGTTAAAAAGCAGTTTAATAATCATTTAACCACCAATTTAATATGCTTTGAATAGTTAGATGCATTAAGATTTTCAGTCACAGAAACAATCTCAAGTGCATCATAGTTTTTGATTAAATCCGCTGCATTGGATATATCGCAGTCAACCTCGCCTTTGACGATATAATCGCCTTTCTTGAGCGTAAAGCAGTTGTAAGCCTCCTCAGCAGGCATTGCCTTGTAGGTTGCCTTGTCAACATAATTTTCAAGAGCCGAGTGAGGCACACGGATAATGTACTCCTCACTGCGCTTGACTTCCTTATCGGACACAAGCAGCTGGTCTGCACCATGGAAATTTACATCACGCAAGGTGTATTTGCTCCATAGCTTTTCACGCCCTAAGGCTTTGCTGCAAAAAAGAGTTATAGTTGTATGATTAGTAAACATCAGCATACCCCCTGATACAGCAAGCCTGTGTTGTATAGCTCTTGTCTGATAGCTTTAAACATTGCCCTTTTTTCTCGGTCTGCAAGGTCATCTGCGTTGTAGTCCTTGTATGTAACACTGTAACCGTCTGTGTTCTCGGACTTAATACCTTGCGGAATATTTGCCACGCTCTGACGGAGTTCATACGCCGCCTCGGCAGCGGCACAGACTGCGTTTTTGACTTCATCTGTAACCTCTTTTACTCCACCGTTGACAATATAGTTAATTAAGCGTTCAGCCTTGCGAGCATAGCTGTTAAACTCCTGAGCAGATATCAAAGTACCTGCCCAAGAATCTGTATAATAAGAATAATCTGCAAACATATCAAGACACCTTAATGTTACGAAATACACCGCATTTCGTTGTGTTCTTGAGAGCAACGGCGGCAACCATTTCAACCTCTGCTTTCTTAACCGCACCCGGTGCAGTAAGGTCAGGCATATATGTTTTAATGATTGATGAGCCACTGAGGGAAACACCATGGAAAGCATCGAGTCCAAGCTGTACAGCGTAAAGGTCTGTAAGACCTGTTACCTTTGAACTTGATGCACCTGTCTCATAGATCGGCACACAGGGAACTGTGGCAGAGCCGTTGTAATAGTTACCCATATCGTAAAAAATAATATTATCGTAACCCTGAGCAGTCTTACCAAAAGCGTCCTCTGCTCTTGTGAGATAGCCTGCACGCTGAGCAACACTTTTGAGCTTTGCAATGAGCTTGCTGTTACCAAGTAAGAATGTTGGCTTGCCGTCAATACCACCGATAAACTCATTGAGCATATCAATCATAGTCTGATAATTGCTTGTAAGATTTGCAGTTGTTGAAAGGTCAACTACTGTCTTATCAGAGCCTGCGTTGTACTCTGTGCTTGTTCCCTTGAGGAGAGTTGTAAGACCGTCAAAATCAACTGTTTTGTCAGTTTTTGAACCGTTGATGCAACAATTCTGAAAATGGTTTCTTGTAGCAAGAGTCATCTGCTCAAGCTGGAACGCAATCTCGTTTGTTGTTGCCTCCTGTACCACACGGTCAACTTCACTTGCTCCACCAAAAATTTTAAGGTCAACACTTTTCTTAATCCTTTTTGCCTCGTTTGCTGTGTACTCGCTGTTGATTGCTCTGCCGGCAGCGGTTGACGGTGTCTGTAACTGTAAATAACCGTATGTCATAGTTGAACCACCGATGCCCGGTGATACGCAGTCATCAAAAGTGAGTTCGTCAATAAACTGTGAGCCACGGCGGAGAGTGTCGATAACTTCCTGTGTGACCTTGTCGGCTCTGCCGACACTTGCTTCTGCTAATGTAATAGGCATATGTTTTCCTCCTTATTTCTTGTAAAAATCTTCAACGGCAGATTTGATGTTTGAGCCGGACTTTGCTTTCGCACCGCCCGTGGGTCCGCCGAGGTCAAGTTTCCTCTTGGGTTCTTCTGCTGTTTTAAACAAAAAAGGCTTTGACTGTTTGAGTTCCGCAAGCTGTTCGTCAAGTCCTGTAATACTGCCGTCCTCAGTCTGAGATACCTTTGACATATCAAGATTAGCCTTGACAGATACCAAATCCGCTGCACCTGCGTTGTTGATAGTATTTTCAACAGCCTGCTCAAACTTATAGTCATTGAGCTTTTTCTCACCGTCTGCCTGTGCCTGTGCAAGCTTTGTCTGCCAATCAGGGTCATAACCCTCAAGATTAGCGTTTGCGGTTTCGAGTTGCTTTGACACATCGTCATACTTTTCCTTTTCAATGTACTGACCGCCTGCAAGGTTGCCGAGCTTGACATCTGCCGCATTGTTTACCTTTTCGGCAAACTGTTCAAATGTCAGAGCCTCATCACCAAACAAGGCTTTAAGGATTTCCATTAAGTCCATAGTTTTACCTCCGTTTAAATTATTTTTGAGTAATATTAAAAGCCCCCGAAAATCGGGAGCTTATAACCTATAAATATAAATTTGTGGCAAAAGTAAAAGGAGTATTTCAAATACCCCTTTAAATGCCGTTTAAAATCGTTTAATTTGCGTTTTAATTGATTAGTAGTGTAATTTTACTTTTAAATGTAAAATTAGTTACAAGCCAAATTTTGAGCCTGCTTTATTTTCTTCATATCCAATTCCGTTATTACATTCTTTCATCTCTTTAACTTTGCCAAAATTAAAATTCATAGGAATTCCATTAGGGAAAGCATCACAACAAGGTTTCCATCCATCTAATAGAAATTTTTTATGATGTTTACATTTACCGCAGTCTACAATACAAATCATCAATATTTTCTCCTCATATATTTTTCATAAAATTGTTTCATCTCTTCAGATACTTGAGTTCCACGCTTTCTCAGTACTTCTAATTCAGCAAGAGCTTCAGCTCCATCGTTATACGCAATAAAGCTAATACCTTTAATATGAATTTCTGATAATTTTTCATACAAGATTTTAACTTCTTTTGATGTTTTTCCAAATATCATTTTTGCGTGTCCGCTTTCATGTACAATTGCTTCCTCTAATGAATTTGCAACTGATAAATTCGAGTTAGCAAATAATTTATCAATTTCTTCAAGTGTTTTATTAGAAAGTACATCCGTATTTAAGTTTAGTTGTAGCAATCCATTTCCAATCGGTTCGATTTGTAAAACTGGAGTTCCGTCTGGAGTCTTAGGAAGACTCTTCGCTACAATTTCACTTATAACAAACTTGCCATTAGCCTCACATTTGGACATTGTATCAACAATCATTTTACCAACTTCTGAAGAAATATTTTTCCCATATGTAATAAGTTCAAAATCATCAATGTCTATATTTTTTATTATACTCTTTTTTGCGTTTTTTGCAACAGCTTTTTTATTCGCCTGCACCGCCTTTTGCGCCGTACTTCTGCCAAAGCCGTACTTCTGAACTCTGTCACTGCGCTTAAGTAAACCAGTTTTATCGCAGAAATTATCAAGCTCAGACTCACGCCTTTTCAGCTTTACCGATTCCTTGTCAAATATATTCTGATAAGCCTTGCGCACAGCGTTGTCCTCTGCACCCTTTATACTTTCATCGTAAGCCGCAAGGATGCGTTTTGACTCCCTGATTTTTCTTTCATAAGCTCGTTGCTTTTGTTCTGCTTCATAAAGAGTGTGCATAGAGCCGTCAGGATACTCAATATTTTTAGCGTCCATCTGCTTTAGCTTTTCTTCGTCATACATTCGTGTACCGCCAAAATACGGATACCAATCGTGTCTGCAGTTCCACCCCTTAAAACCGTCGCCTGAGCCGTAGCCGATGTCAGACAGGGAAAGGTAACCCTTTCTGCCGCTCAAACTTACAACCTGACCTTGCCAATATGAATGACTCGGTCTTGCTCCTGCGTGGGCGGTAATCTCCATAAGGTCACAGCCAAGCTCACGAGCGTTGGCAAGGCATATTTGACCCGTGGTCTGACCTATGCCCGTCATAACATTGCGGCGAACCGCTACATCAAGCTTATCCGTATGCCCTGACGGATATATCACTTCCGCACCGTTGACGGCTACTTGCTTTATCGCATCAACAATAGCTTGCTGCGGAGAAAATGCACCGCTTGTGGCTTTAAGTTCTGCAAGACTGCAAGCATTAATAAAGCTCGTTTGAGATGATACCGCCGTTGTCAGAGTAAGATTGCTTAGGTTGCCATGTGTCTTTTTGTAGCCTGCCTCAAGTATTTGCAGCTGAGTGTCGGAAACTTTAATGGACTTCGGATTCAGTCCGTTTGCTCTGTATATTTCGTTGTCATATTCAGTCGCAGTAATGGCAGCGTCTTCAAACAGCTTTTTAAGCTCCGACTCACATTTACCGCTGTACTTTGAAATACTGTTTAAAATGTCAGAGTTAAGCGTGCCAAGCTCCTGCATATGCTGTGCCTGCCATATTGCCGTATCTGTCATTGTTCCCGTCTTAGCCACTCTGCGTGCTATGTCACGAACAATAGCCTCCTCAAGCTTAGAATAAAGTTCTAATATGTCATTCGCACAGTGAGCAAGCTGTTCAGGTGTAAGCATTAAGCACCACCCTCGTTAAAAAAGCTCTGCACTCCGCTTTCGGGCAACATCTCCGCCGCCTGCTTATCGTCAACTCCGTAACGCCATTTGAGGTAGTCGGTCTTTTTGCGGATACCGCTGTTTACCTCATTAAGCTGTATAGCCTGCTCCTTGTCTTTGTCCTCAAGCACACCGTCACCCCAATTAAAGCTGACTTCGTACTCACCTGACGGAGCAAGATTACAAGCATCTGCCATAGCGTTGCAAGCATATATGTAGTCTTCAAGTACAGCCTCAAGGGAGGACTGCATATCGGAAACAGCGGTATAACTGCGCTGTTTAGACGCCTTAATTTCTTCCGCTGTCTTATCTACATTTTGCGGATTTGAAAGCGTACCGTACGCAAGAGAGCAGTTAAACTCAATCTGCCTTTTGATTTCGTTCAGACCTCTTGAATAGTTTTCGTCACGCAGGGTCGGATTAAAAACTTCATAAAATGATTTTTTGTTATCGTCTGCATCAATGTTGAACTTACGGAACAGCCTATCACGAGTTGACGCTGTCCCAAGCGTATCTTCGCCCGGTCGCTGTCTAAGGACTTCCTCACCTGCATCAACCGCAAGCTCGCCACCCTTAAATTCCCACAAATATCTGTCCCATTGTAAATCTGCTTCGTTAAGCAGATTAACTGCTCGGCTGTAAACAGACACTCCGAGAGGGCTGTCGCTTTCAATGTGATTTGCAAATGGTACTTTCCAAAACGCAAATAGCGGACGGTCAACATCATTAATAACTATGTATGGGTCAATACCTGTCCACATATCGCTGCTAAGATTTTCAGGATTTATTTCCGCTCCGATGTTATCGGGACTTGACGAAACAAAAAAATGACTTTCAATCGTGTGTGATTTGTTCTCATAGCTGTAAGTCTGCTTTTCAATTCGTGTGTAGTAATCCTTGCCTTTAACCTGTTGGTCAAAAAATATAGCAGCGGTAATAATGCCGTTGCTGTATTCAATAGGAATGAATTTATCCTGCGTAATGCAGTCGGGCAAAATAACCCCGTTCCGCACATACGGCTTAAACATTATGCCGCCAACAGCACAAGCTGCCTCAAGCTTAATTCTAAGCTGTTTAAGCAGCCTTTCGTACTGCTCCTGCAAAAAGTCTGCACGCTTTGAGCCTGTGACTTCACTTTCAAACTCTATTGTTATTAGTCTTGCAAATTCAGATGCAATCGTTGCACCAAGATTAAGAGTTTTGTTGTGACAGCTTTCACTCCACCATGGCAGGTCAGCATAAATTTCAAGCCAATCCTCCATAGCCTCCTCCATATCATTGTACGAGTATGCATTAGCTACGCTTTCGGGAAACAGCTTATTTGCAAGTATTCTAAGCCAATTAAGTAATACGAATTTTCTCCGCTTTGGCACATTTTCACCTCCTAATAGTTATATTTAAACTCACGCTTAGCTATTGTATAAGCAAAGTAGCGTATATCGTCCATTGAGTGGTCGTTTTCCTTAATGACCTTATCTTCTTCGGCTTTATCGTCCCAACGATACATACCAAACTCTTCTTGTGATGCCTTACACTTAACTCCGATTTTAATGCGACCGTCATTAAGCATCTGACTTGTTGTTCTGATACCGTTGAGCACATCATTTTTTGCTGATTTCACAAAAAATTTACCGTGCTTTTTAATCGTTGCCTTAAATGATGCAGCTGACGGGTCAATGATTACATATTCAATGTATCTGTCGCCTGCAAGCCTTTCAAGCTCTGCATAATGCTCTTCATCTGTGCGTTGGTATCCCTCTTTTCGGCTGTTATAATAGTATTCGTCAACTCTGATTGCCTCTTTGTTGGTCACACACCAAAGTCCCATGGAGCAGGGATTGATAGTACCGTAGTCCATTGAGATGTACCACCGACCGACAAGCTTATCGGGGTTGCCGTTCCACAGCCTTTCGGATATATGGTCGTTGAAGTCCTGATAAACAAGTCCCTCTGCAATTACCCATTCGCCCAAGATAAATCGGCGGAAGAAAGTACCTTGATATAGGTTGTAATATCGTTGTTTGACCTTTTCAGATAAGCTGAGGTTGTCATCCATTAAAAATTTAAGTCGCAAAGCGTGCTTATTCTCAGCCTTTAAAACCCATTCTTGATAAAACCAATGATTTGGATTATCGGGGTTGCAGTTAAACCAAAATCTTGCACCCTCGACAGAGCAACGAGCAAGAGCTTGTTCAACAAAAGAGCGAGGCATAAGTGCAACTTCATCAAAGAGCACACCTGCAAGTGTCACGCCCTGAATTAAGTCCTGTGAACTTTCGTCCTTACCTCCAAAAATGTAAAATGTATTTGATTTACCGTTTTTACTGATTATAAGCAAGTTTTCGGACCGTTTGTCTTTTATATCAAAACGACACTTTAACATATTGATAAGCGGTTTAATAACATTTCGGCGGCAAGAGCCTACTGTTTTACCGCAAATGGCAAAGTTGCAGTCGGCAAATGTTGCCATTGCCCAAATAATAAATGATATACTCATACTGACTGTCTTGCCGGAACGGACTGAACCGTCTGCAATTATTGCATCGTATTTATCTTTTATGCCGTCAACCTGCCACCAAGAGAGGACTTTAAGCTGTTTCTTTGAAAAAGGCTTAAATTTCATCAGCAAAAGCCTCCTTTCCTGCACCTGCAAGTGCCTCAAGCAATCCGTCATCAGCGGTTGTGACTGTTTCAGGCTTAAAGTAATCAGCGTAGAGCCTGATAGCCTGTGTATCACCGTTTTTGCATTTCTTTATGAGAGCTTCACGGATTGCCGTCAGTTCGTCATTTTCATACTTAGCTATAAGAGCGTTTAACTTTTTACGGAAGTCTTTAGATTTGACTACTCCATATGAGAGAGCCAAAGCCTTTAAGTCCTCCACAATATTAAATTCCTGCTTTGTATTTGTATCTTTAAGTAATTGTTCAAGTTTTGACAGCTTATCCATTCGCACTCACCTCCAAAATAAAAACACCCATTAAATGGTGCTTAAAATAAGTTTAAATACCGTTTTATGCAAGCTTCGCCATCCGCTAACTTTGATGTTATCGGTGCTAAGTGTATAACAACCATTCATCAAGCGAAGACGAATCAATCCGCTGTCTGCTCCGGCATTTGTTCTGTATCTTCTATAAAAGATACCTTTATTTCTTTTTCTTCTCCGGCAACAGTAACCTTGACTGTTGCTTTCTTGTATCTGCGTTCAATTTTTACAATTTTATCTGCATAATCTGTTAAAAATCCGCTGACAACTTTATAACTGTTGTCGTCATTAAATTTTAAAACTGACGGTTCAGATAGCAAATCCGATAACTTGAGAACAAACTCTGATTCACTCTCGCTTAACGGAATCGGATTCTGACCTCCGCCAAGAATTTTAATTATTCCGCTTATGTTATTCATAGCGTAGTATTTTGCCCAGCTGTATCGCATAAACACAAAAACATAACCTGCAAAAACAATGTATGCTTTCTTAATCCATTTTCCGCTCTTGCGAATAATACGATTTTCAACAGGTACAGCCGTTGAAAAGCCTCGGCTTTCTAATGCTTTAGCAATGTCAAGTTCACTGTCTGTTCTGACATGTAGTACATACCATTCGTATTTTTCCATACTAAGCCTCCTTAGCTTGTTTTTTAAGCTTCGTAATCTCTTCCATAAGCTCATTGTACAAGCGTGGGTTACTTTTCTTGATAGTTTCATAAAGCAAGCTCTGATTTTCCTCAAGTGCAATCTGCTTGTCTGACTTGACATCAATGTCTGTTTTGCGTTTGTAAGCAACTGCTCTTGCAAGTGCTGTTGCCTGCCTTAAAAGGTCGTCAGCTGACACATCATCAAACTGACCTTCATCAAGCTTTGCAATAGCGTCAAAAACTTTTTGAGATGCCATTCGTAAAATAGCCTCGGCAGGGTCAAGTTCGGGATAACGCTCTGTTTCTGTGAGTATCATTCTGAAATTTTCCTGTGCTATTCTGAGCTGTTGAGCGTTTGCAAGAAAGCGTGATGCGTAACGGCTTACCGCCGCCTGAGAGAGCTGTTCGCCGTTTTCAGAGAGATATGATACGATTTCTCTGTAAGTCTGGCCGCTTACAAGCATCTGATCTACGGTGTCCTTGAGGTCGGCAGGGAGCTTGTCTATCTTTCCGCAGGCTCTGCGGTTAGTTCTGCTCATAGCTACACCTCTACTAAATCATCAAAAATATTTCCTGCAAGCAGCTTAATACCTTTGGCTGTAAGCTTAGCTTCCAGCTCGTTGTAATCAACATCCGCAATTTCAGCAGGTTGTTTGGTTTTGATATGCCTTAAAGAAATATAGCCACTTTCTGATAGGTAGTTGATACTGTCGAGATAATCTGCATCCTCAATATCATCAAGAGCATATCTGACCTCTGAAAGCTTCTCGTATTTATAACGGAGCAGATTAATTGTTCTTATAACTACACCATTATTTTTTATAAAACGAGTTGCTCTTATCTTCTTAATAGCCTCATCCTTATCTGGTATCATTGCCGCCACCCTCCATTTGCTGTTTTATCAGTAAATCGTAGATTTTATCAATCTTTTTATCGGTCTGCATCTGCGAACGGTAAAAGTCAGGCTTAGTCAGGCAACTTTCTTTTATCTGCTCAACATCAGTCTGCAGTTTACAGATAGATTTATTTAAATCATTTTTAACATCCTTAAGCTCATCCTTGGTCACATAAGACAGCTGAATTTCTTTGATTTCTTTATCGTGTCTGTCAGCCTCGTTAATTGTACGCTTAAGAAAAAAGCCGATAATTGCTATTGCTCCTGTGACAATAAGACCGAACAACCACCAAGTGTCTGCCGTAAAATTCATATTTTCAACTCCATAAAAAATAAGGTATTATCAAGTTCCTAACTCAATAATACCTTATAATTCGGATATTTCGTAGAGGAAAAATATCCTTAATTTATTTCCTAATCGTCAAAGATACTAAGCTGACCGTCAAGCTGTCCGCCTGAACATATCAGCCTGACATATCTTTCGGAGAGGTCATATTCTTTTGCAAGCTGACTGCTGTTGTATCCGTTGTACTTTGCTTTGATTTCGGCATTCCGTTCAACTTTTTGCAGTTCTGTATATTTTTGAATATACACAGTATCGCCGCCGAAGGCTTTGCACAGCTTAATATAGTTTTCAATGCCTATTACCTCAGCTATTTCACGCTGAGTGCCTATGAGATCGTCAAGATGTATTTCCACCGTCCTTCCTCCTTTGAGCATTTGCAATGTATTTTTTTAGTATTTCAATCAGTTTAACTCCCTGTTGATATGTAAGCCAGGAGAAAGGGTCTTTCGGTATAGCGTCTATGTGCAGTTCCTTTTTTATAATTCCGCATAAGCGGTCGCCGAGCCTTGCTCCCGACGGCTTTATGTCAAGCTTTTCCAGACTATACATCAGCTGCCATACTTTCCTGATCTGACCGTCTGACATTTTGCCGATACCCTTTTCCTCACGCTTTTGTGCTTTGAAAGGATGCACCGTCTTTGGCTCTGTAAGATTAGCTATTTTAAGTTTGTTTGCAAGGTCTGCAACGACTTTTCTGTATTCCTGTTCATCAAGCTCTCGCACACTATTTTTCTGTGCTATGCTATACACAAGTTCGTGTAGCAGGTCATTTTTATTACCGCTTTCAACAAGTCCAAGCCTTGCGCCCATAGCATAAATTCTTTGAGTTTGCTGTGGTTTTAACAATTAATTCACCTCAGCTTAAAGAGATTTTTGTGCTTTCCTCAACCACAAATGCACTTTGAATTTTAAGAAGAATATCGTTAATATGTTCTTCATCATCAATGCCGTTAATAGTGAGAAGATTTTTAAAATCCTGCCAGACGGCAGCATCAGAAATGAGATAAGCATATTCCTTTGCATCTTCCTCCGACAAGGAGGTAAACTTTAAGATATTGCTGACATCCTTGTCATAATTAATGCCCTTGCACTTCTTAATGAGCTGCTTACGCTCTTCATCAGACACGCCGTTCATCTGCTCAATGACTTCTTTTACAGTGCATTTAACATAATTTCCTGTCCAAAGACCTATCAGCATTCGCTTTGCCGGAGCTGATAAAGAATAGTCTGTCTTTTCTGTTACTGCGTCCTCGTATGCTTTACCAAAAATTATTGGTAAGAAAGAATCGTATGTAACCTTAAGACTTTCAGCTGTAACGGCTGTCAGGTCAAAAACATCACCCTCATATCGAATACTCTTATACTTCGTATTCTCAAGGTCAGCGGTGCACTGCTTTATAATTTCAGCCTCAAGCTTATCCTTACGCTCCTTGAGCTTTCCCATATCAACCTTAATTGCCGCAAGCTCATCAATCTGTTTTCTTAAATCAGTCATTTGTTACATCCACCTTTGCAAGTAATTTTTCAGCACATTTGCGGCAAATAACAACATTGTCAGCAACGATTACATTTTCAACTGTTCCACAAAAGCGACAACAGGGAGCTGACGGCTTAATTGTTACCGTTCCGTCAGCCGAAGTGCTAATATTAACAGCGTTGCCGGGGAACAATCCTGCCTCGGCTCTAACTTTCTTTGGCAGAGTAATTGAGCCGCTTTTGCATATTCTTTTTGATGTTGTCATGTGTTTACCTCCTTGATTTTTAAAAATTTGAATTGTGTGTTGTGTCCTCACTCTGCATTCTTACGGGCTTGTGACCGTTCCTAAGGGAGCTGCATTAAGGAGAGCGGATTAACTCCGCTCGTTATAAAGTTCAATACTATTGTTGTTATCAATAAAGTGCTTTTTCATTTCACTAAAGTTTGTCCAATACGAAAAATACTCGTTGTAAGCGTATCTGTCAGCAAATTCTTTTTTGCCTTTCTTGCTGCGTATTCCGCAAGCCTTAAAGTCTTTTTCTTTAACAAGAGTTCGTTTTTTACAGCAGAAGAAACGCCTGCGTTCCTCGCAGTCTTCAACGATCCATTTGCCTTTAAAACCTCCGTTGATATAGACTGCGATAGCGTTTTGAAATTGCGATTTTTGGCATAGTATAAGCGTTACTTCGTATCCGTCAATAAGCAGCTTAGCTCCCGGTGAAAACACCGACTTCAATGCATTATCAACCTTTTTCCAATCTTCATTAGTCATTTCCTTGTATCCTCCTTAAACAAGCTGCAATAGTCGCACCTTTCAACAGCAGAGTTTGAAGATATGCAATAACCTTTTTGACTGTTAAGGATACTTTTGCTGTAATTCAGACAGTTTCCGCAAATGCTGCCCTTACAAATATGTATTGCTGTAACTTCCTTTTGCTTTTCATTTTCTGCGTGTATTAACATTTTTATTCCTCCTGAATAGTTTTAATATATCCGTTTTTAATGCCCAACCAAACCATATACAAAGCACTACACAGGGGATAAACAGCATTTCAACACCATATGAGGCTATGCGAAATCCCATCTTTTCGAGCAATGCAAGTGTAATTGCTCCCATACAAAAGCCTGTTAAAACATACAACAAAATTCTCTTTAAACTCATTTTAAATTCCTCCGTAAACATTTATTTTCATAGCCTTAGCCATTGCAAGTAAGCCGTCATATGTAATATTGCAATTATCAACTGCGTTTGAAAACACATTGCTTGCTCCTCTGATACCTTGTTCTGAGCGTGCAATACCAAGCAATAAATTCTTTGCTTTCTCATCCTCATCAACAGGAGGGAAAAGTAATGCAATATCATCTGCTGTAATTGATGTTGTATGTCTGATTTCAGTAAGCTTAGTTCTGTTTCTAATCTGAGCAAATGCCTCTTTACTTCTTCCTGTGTTTGTTACAGTTTCAATGTTGCCGACAAGGCAGATACCAAGCAGCGGGTTACTGTCGAAAAACGCTCTGATTGCCTCAATGGTCTTAATAGGCAGGTGCTGAGCCTCATCAATAATAAGAACCTTACGCTCGCCTGCAAAGCTATCTGATAACCTCATCCACATCTCATCTTTGCGACCGCTTGCTGTAATCTTCTGTGTACGGCATAACAGCTTGAGAAATGCGTTAAGCGTAACCAAACAAGGATTGACGGTTACATAAATTGCACTTGACGGATAATCCTCTGCATATTTTTTACAAGCCATTGTCTTTCCGATGCCTGCATCTCCGCACTCAATCGCAAGTCCGCCTTTGAGGTGGCATAAGCGGATTGTTTCATATACACCCTCACTAATGCCTGTTGGCTTATATGTACCTGTAACAACTGCACTCTTGAGGTTTTCCGCTGCGTTTTTGTTTGCAAAAGCCTCTGACAATGACGATTCAAACTTTGCTAAATCACCCTTAAAATCGCCTTTGAGATAAGTTGAAATGTACGCCGGCGACCAACCGAGTGCTTTTGCGGCTTGATTCTGAGAGCCATTACAAGATTCATTTATGTAATCTCTCAGTTTTTGCTGTAACTCAGGATTGATTGACATATTTATTCCTCCTTTTGTCTTTCTTCAAGATTCCTGATCATTTTTGCTTTATCAATTTTTACTATGTTATTCTGACCGACTGCCACAGGCAACTGTTCTGCCGTTTCATCGGCACGATGTACGGAAATTACTTTCGGATTTATTTCCTCTGCTTTTGCCTTGTTTTCTTCGGCAGCGGCAAGCACAATTTCAAGAGCCGTTTTCTTGCCGAGTGCGGTAATCTGACTTGCTTTAAGCTCCTGCTTTGTGAGCTTTTCAAGACTTCTGACTTTGCGTAAAGCCTGTCCTACTGCGTCTTTAGATGAACCATAAGTAAGTACCGCCTCATTATCAACAGGTACAGTCATTATGTAGTTATCATTTAGGTCATACACTCTAACTGTTGAAATATCCTCAGGATCATATCTGCAATACATTTCCTTGCCAAAGTAATTGAGAATAAGCTCATCGTTGTAGTAATCAATCTTTTCTCCTGCAATAGTAAGATGTACGCCACGCCTGCCGACTTTCTGACTTCTTGTGCTACGCATAAGCATAATGTTAAGGTCAAGCTCCGAGGCAACTCGCTTTTCTTTGAGGTTTTCTCTGTAAACCTGCATTCGGGTTTTACCACTGTCCGAGCTTACTGCTCCGCTGTAAGGCTTTTCGTTCATATAGTATGTAAGAATTTCCTCAACAGCTTTTGTGAATTCTTCATCGGTTGGAATTTTATCGCCGTCTTTGAGAATATGCTTAAGCCTTTCAGGCTTTTCGCAAACATTTCCGCCTGTATATGTAGGAAAAAGTCTTGAAAATCCATCCTTGACATCTCTAAATCTGCGTTCAATGATTTTAGCCTTTGCGTTTCGTACAAGAGCATTTGTCATTTTTATTCCAAGACGCTCAAATACAGGTGGCGGTGTAAACTTGCCCTTTTGGCTTTTCTTAGTTCTGTGTCCAAGTCCACCTACATCAAATGTCAAGAATTCTCTACCGTTATCTACATATATATTTTCGGGTATTCCGTATTTCATAATGCCCTTACGCAGTGCGATAAGTGTAGCCTGTGACGAAGGAGCAGATGTTACATAGCAACCTGTAAAGATACCCGAACGAGCATCAAAAAACGCTGTAAGGTAAAGTCTGTGAACACTTCCGTCCGCTCCTTTAGTCTGCACATCAAAAGTGTGGTTATCTGCAATCCACCACTCGTTACTTGTCATTTCTTCGTATGTACGCTTAATATACGGAGCACAGCGGTCACGAAAGGCTTTCATTCCCTCACGCCCCATAATCTCAAGTGGCTTTGGAATATCATTCTGTACTTTACGATAAAACGCCGAATAAGCCGGCAGTGGTAAGAGCTGAGGAGCAGCTTGTTTAATCCACATATTAGTGTACTCATAACAAGCCTTAATCGGGTGCTGAGCCTCATCAAGATAAAAGCTCATAAAGCAGTCCCACGCTACATCGGGTATAGTTGATGTACCCTTTTTCCAACTTCCTCGGTTGTCAATCAACCCTGCAAGGTCATCTTCTTTTAAAGCCGCTTTTTTGCGGTATAAAATGCCTTTTGAAATATTAATCTCCGGGTTAGCAACCCTCTGCAGTTGTACGAACTTTTCAGTAGCGTTTACCTTGCTCAACTTTGATGTTGCACAATACTCATCCCAAGACTTGATAATTCGTATCCAGCTTGCAATTTCTTCTCGCTGTTCAGCTGTAAATTCATCAAATTCCTTATGAGGTCGCTCGGCTTTTTGTACCGGCAATAAATCTTCAGGAATTGCTATTGCGTGATATTTATAATATTTAAGTTGCTCCGAATAAGATAATTCGTTCAAAGGTATTAAATACTTTTTACGATTGTTTTTATTAGCAGATACTTCACTTTTT